TTTTCACAACCACCTTGGGCTAGTTGACGATTTAACGCAACTTCCCTTAAGTGTTGGGACTCAGCAAAATCTTTTGCTCGAATCTCTATTTCTTCTTTAGACAAAGACTCAAATATTGCCCATCCTTTTAAATACCTAATTTTTCTTTTTGCCGCACTCGCCGTTCCTCTTGCCCATCCAAAAATTTCTTCGCAGGTTTTTCCATATCCGTCACCAAAATAATTTTGAACGCACAAGAAAGTCGCAATATCATCGTCAGAAATCTTTTGATGAAGAGGTGGCTTCCCTCCACCGGAGACTAAATTAAAGCCTTCCGTTAGGCCATTATATTTATCTATATATTCGCATTCTAGAATATTTAATTCTTCTGCGGATTTTATAGAAAATTCCCAACTTTTAAATTCAAAATTTTCTTCACCATATTTATTCCAAGAAGCTTGCAATTTTGGATTCTCGTGATGTCCATTTTTTAAAGAGCTAAAATGAGTTCTTTTTCTTCTATTTATATCTATTGTTTGCCCAATATAATTTTGCCCAGTAACTTTATTAGTAATTCTATAAATATAACCTACCAATATTCAATACCTCCGTACTGACTTCTATATATAAGTAGGTTTTCTTATGAAAACTATAAAATTTGAGGAGGTTGAAGATGAAATTGAAACCGTGCCTTCTTCCCCCTCGGGTAGTATCTAAGGCTCCAACGACATCAAACTGTGAGTGATTTCTAAAACTTAAAGTTACATAATCCTTACCAAAGTTGCCTTCTCCAATTATTTCCTTTTTTAATAATGGAAACAAATTAAAAATTTCAATAATCTTTTCTTTTGCCACTTTAGCCGACTGTTCTTTACCGGGCGCGCAAATAAACAACTTGCTTCTCGGCTGGAAAACGCATTTAAGAATTAAAGCTAAAATAGAAACAAAAGTTTTACTAAACGCACGACATGCTGTACAATAGTGATACCTATAACGCATGCACGCACGCAAGAAAATTCTTTGATAAAAAAATAATTGAAAATTCGAAGTTTGTGGAGTTATTAAGTCAATAAATAAATCTGGATAGGTAGAAAAATAAGTACAATATTTTTCATAAAGCTTTCGATTCTTCTCAATTCTTGCTGTAGTAAGAATCGCGCCTTTTTCCATTTCTATATTGTTCCTAAAGTAACGCTGTATTCCCGTATCAACTGCCCGACTTATAATCTTATCAAGTGGCATTATACGTCAATCTCAAACTCCTCTTTTTTATTTAGCTCTTCCATAGTAGCATTATCATATTGAGAGAAATCGTCTTCTTCGACTATATCGAATTTAGCTTCTAAGTCTCGGGCCGACTTCAATGCTGCAATTCGTCTCTCAATATCATCTCCGATACCGGGTTCATTTGTGTATAATCGCTGGCAGAAATTTTGAATATTCTCCATTGTCTCGTCAACGACATCTTTTTTTACTCCTGTATAATACCTATTAACCCAGCCAGTTTTCTCCAAATAAGCATATAGCTCACCAACACTATCAAAATCACTGGCATTTTTAACATTCTTAGGAGTAAAATCAGATACCTTTACAAGCTTATCATAGGAGCCAAGGAGTTTATCTATATCCTGACCTGCGCGCAATCTTTCATCTATTTCTAGGGAAATCTTACAAAGTTTAAGTGCTTGGTCAACTTGTAAAGCGCCATTGACATTTTGAGTAGCCAACATACCAGAATAAAGATTCTCTAAGTAGTCTAATTGCTCTTCTGAGTAATTAGCCCCCCATCTAGCAGATAGCTTCTTAATTGCTTCCTCACTAAGCGCAGGAAGTTCTCTCTCAATTTGTCCATCAGCTTTTAACTTTTTAAACTCATTATAATACTCTTTCCATCCAAGGTGCTCATATTCTTCTGAATCAAAAATTCTTGCATAATAAGGAAAAGCCTCATATCCATTTGCTTTCGCCATTTTCTCCCATTCTTTGGGGACAAAAGGCAAATCAACATATTGGCAAATCCTATCAATAAATTCCCAATTCCCTTCATAGCTTTCAATTAAACTTGCTAAACAACTATTACAAATAGGAATACGTCCATCTGGATAGAAATAAGATTTTGTTTTTACATAATTATCTATTGGCTGGAGCGTGTTGCAACGAGAGCATTGCTTAATGACCGCTTTGCGCGTTGTAGCCATTATCCTTTACTCGCTTGTTTTACAACTTTTATTAATTGCTTTTGTTGCTTCGCTCCTAAGCGGCAATAGCAATCAATTAATTCCGAAAGTAGCTCCTCAAATTCTCGAATTTTTTTATCTTTATCAACTAAACTTATATCAAAAATTCGAAGAACTCCTGCGAATTCTTGTGGCTCCAATTTGCAAGAATATTCTAAAAATTCTATTAATCTTGAAGCTTCTTTAGATTCATTTTGTTTCATTTATACCACGCGCCGTCCCGACTTTAAAGCCTTAAAAATACAGAATTTTGGGACAGGCGCATCTCCTTAATTTTTAATTCGATTCTCCTTATCGCATCTCTTACAGCAATTAGAGAATCCGTCGGAACTTCTTGCCTTTCGAACAAAATTCCTTGTATCTTTAAGTTTTGTCTTCCCGCAACAATTACATTTTTTAAAGGCCATCGGCTTTTCTCTGTTTCTATAAGTATCATAGTGAAGGCGCGCAGCTTCAGCAATAGCATTACAAATGTTTTTCTTAAAGATAGTTGAAATGTAATTGTCGGTGTGAGTCTTTCCGAACTTTTCCTTTAAAATCTCAACTATCCGCACATTTGATTGCTTATAGATTTTTTGATGAAGGATTTCGCGCTGTTCGGGAGTTAGAGAAGCGGCGGCACTATAAAAATTTAGTGTAGATAGGATTGCCGCAACTAAGCTTTCTGGGTCTCCTTCTGCGCTAGTCTCTAGCTCTCTATAATACTTATAAAGATTATAAATATGGTTTGGATTTGAAAAGTCAATCGCAAGTTTATCGGTACGGGCGCTACGTTCATCTTCCTTCCAGTCTTCCATTTCCCTTTTTTCTAAGTCTCGCCTATCGAAAAACTCTTTGTGCTTAGCTAAATGCCCAAGGTACGACTCTTTCTCTAGGTAGTCGGTAAAAATTGGGTTTTTTTCGGAATAGAGACCTAATGGGAGAATGGTGTAGTTTGAATCTTCCCAGTTAATGGTTCCGGAGGTTATGTCGGTATCGATAAAGCGAAAGCGGGGAATTAGGGGAGTAATTGTTGGATAGAAGGAATCTCGGATTGTGAATTGCTCCCGGCGCATCTCAACTAAGTTATGGCGCATTTGATAGAGTTCATAACGAGTTGGGGGTTTTCGGCGAAGAAGACGATTTTGTTCTTCTTTTGGAAATTCCGATATATCTTTTTTCTTGGAAAAGTAATCGATTTCGTTTGCTAAACGATCGATTGACTCCCAAAGGTCTTTTAATGGTTCAATTTCGGAATTTTCGGAACGGTTTATTGTGGGTTTAGGGGTACGATAGATTTTTTTTCGGTTTAAGGGGGAGATTGTTTCTTCGTTAAAGTTTGGGTCTTCGATTAGAGCGTTAAGAGACGAAGGAGCTTTTCGGGCAAAAGTTCCATATCTCGTTTTTATCTCCACAAAGCCCTTATCAACCAACGATTCCCCATCTCCTTCCTTCCCATAAAGTACGTAATCCCCTAGAAGTTCAAGGTCTTCGTTACGAAGTTTTTTTCCTCCCTCATTCCAAAGAGAAACGAGTTCGGAAACGTATTTTTGTCGTTCTTCCGCCGTCTCAAGGGAAAAATCAAGTTCCAGCCCATTATTAGTTCTTTTTGGCATTTTTCTTTTTTTTCTTTCCTCCTTCCCTTCCTTCCCCTATTATACCATAATAGGCGGGGGGAATTCAAATTTTTTAATTTCGTGGGGATTTGTTACCAGGCCCGTCCCTTTCGTTTGTGAAAAAACTAACAAAATCCCAAAAATACCCCGGAGGGTATATTGTTCGAGCGCCTGCATATTTATGCAATTATGCTGTATAATTATTCAATTCAAACGATCGATAAATTAATTATGTCTAATTAACCTTTTTAGAACGCAAATCATTATGATTTTAGAATTGTTATAAGAATATAAATAGAATATAAAAAGAATTGCAAGGGTTAGAAAACCCTTGCAATCTCTTCCGACGTGTATTTTTTGTTTTTATCGTACAACAGCGCCGGCGAATTTTTAATCGCATTGTAGAATTTTTTTGTGCTTGCCTGAATCGCAAACTCACGATCACTGTAGCCTTTTTTCTCGTGTCCCTCGTTGATCCGAATCGCGCCAACCGAATTCAGAAGCGCGATGAATGCGGAAAAGGTAAAAATCTTCTGTGGTACTTGCCAAGTTTCCCCTCTAGTGTTTGCGTTACAGACTTTGTAGTCATACACGATAAATCCGTCTTTGCCTTGTGCAAGCGACCGAATGATTGCGCCAATTCGACCACTATTGCTCTTCATTTCGACACGTTTCGCATGTCCGTCGATAATCGCAAAGTTATCCGCTTCGCCCATTTTAGATATACGATACTTTTCCGACCCTTCGCGCGTCGCGTCAAACTCAATAACTTTCCCGCCTGCGCCACTATCGATGCCAGGAGTAGGCTTCACGCGAAAATCGATAGCGTTAAGCCTCTCCTTTTCCTTCTCGCGTATTTCCTGCGCAAGCTTTTTGCGCTCTTTCGTCCCATGTTTCGTAGTGTTCAGCTTTTCCAGCATTTCCAAATATTCGTTCCGATTTTCCATGGTTTCGACCTCTTTTCTTTTTTTGTATCTCTCATCGAGTACATACCTATTATAACGCCAACAGTCACGTAATGCAAGCCCTTTTTATTACGATTCTATTAAAATTTTATTACAAAAAAAAGAAAATAAAAAGTGTTGACAAATCGAATTAAAAATGATAAAATATCCGTGATAGTAAAAAAGAGGAGGGGAACGAAATGAAAAACAAGAAAAGTCAAAACATCAAAGAAAGTCAAATGGTCAATAAACATCAAAGAAAGGCGTACCCATCCGCGCGGTTGCCTAGGTGCGGTCTAATCCGTATCAATGGCGCTATTCACGTCTATGCAAGCTGTGAAAGCTGTGAAAGCTGCATCGGCTGGAAAAGCTGAAAATTTTCTTCAAAAAACTGTTGACATGAGCTGGAAAATGTGGTATAATGAAAATGTTGAAAGGGGATGGAAAAATGAACGGGTTCTATCTGAAGATCGGGCGCTTCAACTGGTATCCTATGGTTCTACTTAAAAATCTTCTTCGGTTCACTATCGCTATGGCGGCGCTATGGCCTCTTGCGTCATGGTTTGATGTGGTCTATCAAAACTTGACTGGCCGCGCGCTTCTCATGTTCAACTATTGGACAATCCTATTTAAGTTCATCTAAGAAAGGAAGTAAATAACTATGGTCTATGGTTATATTGAAGCTATTCTCGCGCTTCTTGTGCATACGTTTATTGCGTCTCTGTTCGTGTGGCTTGCCTATGCAAAAGTTCTAATGCTTCCGTTGAATCTCCCTTATTTCTCTTATAAAGAAATTTTGTTTATTGTTTTTGCAATTAAAACTCTTACTTCACAAGTTACTTTGTCTCTTGTTTCGAAAGAAGAAGAGGAAAAAGAAGAGGAATAATCCTCTTCTTCTTTCTTTTTATATTTAGACGTACTACGTCTAAACCCTAAAAAAGAAGAGGAAATTATTCCTCTTCATCTTCATCAATTTCATCGAAATATTGACTGAAATTATCTTCTATTTCTCTAACTGCCGCACTATACACAATATCGTCACATCTATCACGAATATTGTCTACAAATTGTTCATTTACCAACATATCAAAAATATCTGAAGCAGAAAAAAGGTTGTTGAGGGTATCCGAAAAAAAATCACCATTCCAACTTGTCAATTCATCAAGAAGAAATTCCTTCGCTTCTTCTTCAGTCTCAAAAGTTACCGAACGATCATCATAATAAACGTACATTTGGTTTCCTCCCTTTCTTTTATGGCCTTATTATATCATAGGTTCGCACGAATGTCAAGAGGAAAAATAAAAATCTTTTTATCTTTTTTCTTTAAAAAAGGGTTGACAATTCCTCCAGCATGTGCTATACTATAATTGTTTCAAGGGAACAGAAAGGAGAACGAAAAATGATTCTACATGTCGAATCTATTTCAAGAACTGGCTACTATTTGGACAATTACGAAAAGAATGCCCTTAAAATCACTATTAATATTCTAAACTCTCTTTATAGAAATGAGATATTCATAGAAGCAGAAAGCCGACCTTTTGTGCCGGAAGATTTTAAAAATATTGCTGAACAACTAAACGAAATTCTCTGTTATCAGGGGACAAAAAGCCAATCAGAAATAAACAACGAATTTCGTTGTCCAACGTATGAAACAAGACCAAACGTAAGAATTTCGTTTGATGAATATGAAGAGGAAGAAGAGGAAGAAGACTATGATGAAGACTGAAACGATTCTAAAATGGGCATGCAAGCAAGCAATGGCAAACGTTATTAATTGTGAAGACTGCCCTCTTTTTGAAAGAACGTGCAAAGGGTGGGCAAGCGACGAAGATTTTTGCCCTTCAATGGAAGATTGCGGCGAAATGCTTTTTAAATTCCTCCAGCAAGAAGAAAAGGCGTAAGCCTTTTCTTTTTTAGAATCCATTTTTATTTTTTAGAATCTAATTTGCTTTTGTAATTTAGACGTACTACGTCTAATTTTATTCTCCTAAAATTTTGAAATTTGCTCCTTTTCCTCTTGACACTATTACGGTTTTATGGTACAATAAAGGCGTAGAAAGGAAGTGGAAATAATGAAGTATTTTGAAGTAACTTGTGTGCGCGGGCATTGCGGTTCAGGGAAGTCTACCAATTACATTACATTCTATTATAAGGGCGCGAATTCCGTTGAAGCTATTATGTGGGCAAAACGTCAACCCGGCGTTAAACATTCCCGTATGCCATTAGGTTGTTTTGAAATTTCAGAAGCGAAATACAAAGAAAAGATTCAGATTAGCGCATATCAAAGAGCCTTCGCAAAATAAAGCGGATTTGTTCCGCTTTTATTTTATTTAGACGTACAACGTCTAAATCCCAAAATTCGCAAGTTCGTTAGTTATTTCACAAACGAAAAAGATTTTAAAAAAAATCGAAAAAAACTTTCGAAAAAGGTATTGACATTTTTCTAAGGGTATGCTATAATACAATTGTTCCAAGGGAAGGAACAAAAAAGAAAAAGTCAAGGACAGACTTAAAAACCGGAAAGGGAACTAAAATGACGAATCGTGAATTCTTCTCCGCTATCCTGAACAACGAAACTCTGTCTGATGAACTTCGCGCTCATGCTGAAGCGCAGATTGCCAAACTTGACAAGGCGATTGAAACTCGTAAGTCCCATCCGACGAAGGCATCTGTTGCGAACGCACCGCTTCTTGCGAACCTCCGCACGTTCATTAACGAAAATGATGGGACGTTTACCGCGACTATTCTTGCGCCGCTCTTTGAGGTCTCTACACAGAAAATCTCTGCTCTGCTCCGCGCACTTGTAGATGAAGGTATGCTGAAGCCTTGTGATGTTAAGGTAAAAGGCAAGGGAACTATGCGCGGTTATACTAAGGTTAGTACGGAAGTTGAGAAGGGTTAAACCCTTCTCTTTTTTTTTATTTAGAAAGATTTAGACGTACTACGTCTAAATAGGAAATGCACCTTGTTAATTATTTAACTAACGAAAAAAACTTCCGAAAAATCAAAAATTCTTTTCAGAAACCTATTGACAAAAAAGCAATTTGGTAGTATAATAAAGATGTTCCAAGGGGAACGAAAAAAAAGAAAAGGGGACAAAAAAAAGATGGACAAGAAGATTCAGGAAATGGCGCGCGTTCAGGCTATGGAGATTGTTCGCAAGGCGTTCAGCGAAGCGGGTTATGAAGTCCTTCAGGTTGGTTCCGGTTCCTTCGCAATTCCCTTTGTTATCGAAGGTGAAGAAGGTTATTACAAGATTCCGATTCAGATTCCGAAAGGTTCGCGCGATGGCGAAGCGTTCGACGGTTACGCCGAAGCGGAGAACTACAAGATGGAAAGCGAAGAGAAGGCGAAGAAGAAAGCAGATAGTGCGGCGAAGAAGGCCGCGAAGATTGAACGTGATAAAGCAATGCGCGAAGCAAAGAAGAAGCAGAAGGAAGAAAAGGAAGGGGAATAACCCCTTCCTTTTTTTTGGTTTTTAGATTTTAGACGTTCAACGTCTAAGTTTTTCTGTGCACTTGTGAATTATTTAACGATTACTTAAAAGATAAAAGAAAATTTTGAAAAAAGGTATTGACAAATGAAGCAGGTTGATGTATAATCTAATTGTTCTTGAAAGGAACAAAGAAAAAGAAAGAAGGTAATGAAACAATGGAAAAGAAAATTGACCGTCGCGAATCCCTTTACATGATACTTGACACAGAAACTGCAAATGGAATCTTTGATGAAGTAACTAAAAAGGTGTCGCTTGATTTTTCCCTTCCGTATGATGTTTCCTTTGTTCTTGCGAATCGTCACGCAACGATTTATCGTGAATTCTGTTTTGTTGTTGCAGAGATTTTCTATGACAAGGATTTAATGCAATCCGCATACTATGCAAGCAAACGACCGCTTTATGAAGCAATGATTGACGAAGGAAAAGCAATTGTTGCGACAATGGAGGAGATTAGAAGGTTTATCCGTTTCATTTGCGCGGAATACAATGTCAAGGCAATTTGCGCATATAATGCGCGGTTTGACTATAATGCGACGAATAACGGAATTCGCCTTTACACTGGTTCAGGAATGCGTTACTTCTTTCCCTATGGTTTGGAAGTATGGGACATAATGAAAATGACAAATGACACAATCGCGAAGCAGAAGAGTTACAGAAAGTTTTGCTTTGATAATGGTTATGTAACCGCGCACAAGAAACCGCGCCCACAAGTTAAAGCCGAAACGGTTTACAGATATATTACAAATAATAAAGATTTTATTGAAAGTCATACAGGTCTTGATGACGCAATTATAGAAGCGCAAATTATGGCGCACTGTTTCAGGCAGCATAAAAAAATGCGCAAAGCGCTTTTTGAAAAGAAGGATTAAAAAATCCTTCTTTTTTTATAACTATCGGATTTAGACGTACAACGTCTAAATTAATTTTAGAAAAAAATAAAAAAATTTTCTAAAAAGGCATTGACAAATACGCGCGGATAGTATATAATAAACTCATCAAATAAAAGAAAGAAGGTTAAACGATGGAAGTTTGGTTTGATATGGATGGAACTATTGCTGATTTTTATGGCGTAGATGGTTGGTTAGATTGCCTAAAGAAGGAAGATACAAGGCCATATAAAGAAGCAAAAACATTAGGAAACGCAAATCAAATTGCAAAGTATATGAATAAGTTGATTCGCGCAGGCCATTCTATTAATATTATAAGTTGGTGTAGTAAAAGCGGAACAGAAGAGTTTAACGCAAGAGTTACAAGAGTTAAACTTAATTGGTTAGAAAAACATTTTAAGTCTGTAAAGTTTGGGAAGATTCTAATTGTGCCATATGGAACAGATAAAAAAAAATGCGCAGGAAATGGAATCCTGTTTGATGATGAAGAAAGAAATAGAACGAATTGGGGTGTGGGCGCGTTTAATCCCTCTGATATAATTCCAGTTATGAAACATATTTTGAAGGACGATTTTTAATCGTCCTTTTTCTTTTTTCCGATTTAGACGTACTACGTCTAAATTTCACTTTTTTCAAATTCTCACTTGTTAACAATTTAACAATCCGTCGCGCCGATTCGTTAGTTAATTCACAAACAATCCGCGGTCGGCTCTAGTTAGTTATCTCTAACCAATAGTTATATATAAAGAAGTATTCGCGAAAATTTCAGCGTATGTCAAATTTTGATGGCGGCGCAACCATATACCAAAAGTCAAATTTCCATACATGTCAAGAAATAAGCTGCGTTTCGGAATAAGCTGCGATTTGGCCGCTGTCAAATTTTAAAGCAGCTGGATAAGCTGGATAAGCTAGAATTGCTGGAGGAATTTTAGCAAGAAAAGCTGGGAATTCCTATTCTCCGGCGCAAAATTTCCTACGATTTTCTTTTAGATTTCGAAAGAATTTTTTAGCGAGGAATAAGGAATTGATGGCACGGGCCCAAAATTTTTAACTCTCTTCTTACTCTCCCTACTTATTAAAAAAACACATTTATTCTCGACGCAAAGAATTCCTTTTAAATTTGTACCGAGAGTAAAGCAAATCATTTAAAATCGATTCTGAGCTACAAAAATCCTTGAGCCTGAACTCCCCTCCGTAATCGACTTTCTCGATAACGCCTGCGCGCTCGCGACAGATTTCGCTTTCTTTTTCCTTTTTCTTTTCTTGGCCGCCCTCAAATTTTAAATTTCCCCTATACCTTAAATACTTATTAAAAAAACAGTTTTATAAAATTCTTTGTTCGCGCCTAAAACGAAAAAAAGCTACGCCATAAAAGACGTAGCTTTTCTTATATAGAGATGTATAAGCTGGAAGTCTCTCTCCCTTCCAACAAATACATTATACCATAGGTTTGAAGTTAACGCAAATTTTAGAGCGTCTCAAATTTTTATATTTTGAGGGTTTGAAAGACGTCGAATTTTGGGCGCACTCACTAAAACCCTTATCGCCCTCGCGCCAACCCTTTTCGACCCACCATCCCACGTTTTCTCGCTCCTCTACCGGTCCCCACAAATCATTTACACAAATTATTTACATAATTCCTCTTCTTACCCTAACTTTTAAACTAATCCAATAATCCCTTTTTTATTTCTCTTACCCCAAAATTAATTCCATTAATTTAAATCTAACTAACTTAAAATTAATTCCATTAATTTAAAACTAATTCCATTAATTTAAAGTTAATTTTATTATTTTAAAACTAATTCCATTAATTTACCATTAACTTAACCCCTTAATCTTTAGCTTAATCCTTTATTCATTAATTTCTTCTTAGTTAACTTTTTAATTTTAATCCCCTTATCCTTAACTTTTAGTTTTATTCTTAATCTTTATCCTTTATTTTTAACTTTTATTTCTT